TGCGAACGCACGCCAATTGATGGATATCATACGTAAAGGCGAAGGCGTCAAACTGGAGTTCAAGACTTGTATTGACGCGCGAATACTTTTCGTTTTTCCGTCTTGGTGGGATTCAATGGTATTTGGTGGGAATTGACGTGTTTTTAGTGCGTTGCGAGTTCGCTGCATTAAAAGAATTTGTAAATGTTTTTTCGGAATACTTTTAATTTTTCGTAGTTTTTTGCCGCCGCCTTCGCGAAATACTTTTAAATCTCTTCGGCCGAAAACGAGCACATTATAGCATTGGGCCGGTCGTATTGGTCGCTAAAATCTTTCGCTCGGCAATAAATGGCGCGCTGGTAATCGGCGTCGAGAATAAGCAGGACAAACGGCATCGGGGCTATATCATCGAACAAGGCGGCCAGCTCGGATTCGCCTTTTGTGGCGTCCCAAGCGCACAAAACTTCTCCCGAATAGCTTACCCTCCGACGAACATCCTTGATATACTGGCTCCCACCTGGGCCGCGCTCTGTGATAGCCATAACGTTGTTACGACGTCTGAGGCCGTATTTTGGGGCGCGGAAAACGTGGGCGGCGCCCTTAATTACGGCTTCTGCCTGTTGGGTGGCTGTTCCAGAAACGTTGAGGCGGATCTCATACTCATCGCCGTCATCGGGGATGGCCGTGATATCGATCCAGTACAGGCGGGAATTGCCGAGACGGGAGGAAAATATCGTAGGAGTGGCCGTCTCGATCTGCGTTGTGGTGGTCGTGTTCCACACGGCCCATGTTAGCGCCGTGCAGTTGGTCCCGATAAGGCAGGCGGCGTCGTCGCCGGCCGACAGGCCCACCGTTATTACGGCGCTGGTGGCCGTGGCTTTCCATGGCGCACCTGGGGCGAACCAGTCCTGATTTCCATCCAGGGGGTGGTGAATCATGTTTAGGGCCGGATAGTTGACGTTGGACGTATCGGCACTAATCGTCGAGATTTTTGTGGGCTTCAGGATTTTCATCTATATTTCCTCGCCTACGATCTCCACCCGGTCTCGGCCTGACAGTCGGATCTCTCGCACCACCATCGTTTTAGATATGGCCTCCAAATAGTCTGGGTCGGAAAAGCTCACCTGCTGACCCGGGATAATCCATTCGTACATAGCCGCCAGCGGCAGTTCAACCCGAACACGCTTTCCGGCTTCGTACCCGGCGATCTTCTGGAGCTGCGTCCGTATCGTTGCATAGTCCGTATGCCACGCCTCGACGGATACGGATCTTCCGTATGAATATCCGCCGGCGTATCGTATTTCGTTCGCCATGACTCACGAGAAGTCCCAGTCGCCGACGGTTTCGATATACCACTCGGTGGCGGTGAGCTTGACAAGTTTTGCGATGGACCACAGCGCTGTCGTGTTATCTTTGGCGCTTGTAACCCCGGTCCCCGCGTCGTAGGGCGTGCGAAAATACTCTCCCGACGATGTTTTGATTTCCATCGTCCCGGCCCCGCCCTTAATCAGCGAGATCCAGTCTCCCACAGCCATCGAAGCATCCAAAGTGGCGATGACGGCCGATGAATTCGCCACTATCAGTATCTGGCGCATATCCGTTGTGGCGATGCTGATAGCGGTTTCGCTGTCATTTGTTGATATCGAATATACATCGGAATAAGGCACGATTACCCCCACTTCCTCGTATCGCGAGGCGATATGAATTATCGGCTGCGGCAAACGAATCGATGACCCCAAAATCATGAAAAGCGACCGGGCCGATAACCGGGCCTCCATGTCTACCAGGTAGCATACGCCGTCGATTATCCGAAAAAAATGGCAATGAAACGCCGCGGCGCTGGATAGAAAATCGATGAGTGTCACCTGGGAGCTTTGCCATTTGGCGATAGGCGCATCCGTAGCCTGGTCGGCGTTCAATGTAACTCCGAGACGGGCGCAGCCCCAGGCGAACAAATCGATCAGGGTCGCCGGCGTAGCTGTGGCATCTACGGTATAATCTCCGCTTTCGTAAGAGTTATATTGTTCTGTCTCCTGGTATTTTTGGGCATCTGCATAGATTGTTTCGCCGGCCGAAATTATATTCGGCCAGTCAATTTCTGAGTATTGGTCCAGGTTCGAGCCGTCATTGGGTGTAAATTTCCGGCGAACCGTAGCATACCCCGGTGAGTACCTCGCCATATCCACATCGTCAATATATACCTGATCGCCCGCTTCCAGCCATGCGGCGCCGGAAGAAGGGTAAATGATAGCGAAGCCCTCCGGTTCGTCGTCGGTGTGATCCCATATGCCGCCAGTGCCAGAAAAATTGTTATAAAAAATGACTCTTTCGACATCGCCTACCAACTCCCCTTCGGTGTATGAGCCGTCATCACCGTCGTACGGCTTGGCCCCAAACCCCCGTGCCACAGGCCTCATGTTGCCGGCCGCGTCCGCCTCCTCGTCGAGAGCGTAAATGTCGTAGTTGTCTTCGTAGATCCGATAAGAGGCGCCCTCTGCGGTCATTTCTTCCAGGTGTACGGCCCCGGTCAAAATCACATCCGCTGCGCTCTCGGTCGTGTCGGTCATAAGCAGACGCACGGTGCCGGTGTCGGGCGGCGGCCATATGTTTTTGAAGGCTGGCGGTTTTATGCGCAATCCGCCGAATCGAGGCCGGAAATATCCGCCGTGGGGAGTGTCGAGCTGAAAGGCGATGGAGCCCATCTCCACCCATGGCGCCCAGTAATGCTCCAACTCCAGTGGCATTTCTGCGAGACGGATCACGTCCGCGCCAAAGGTTAGTTCCACCAAAATGGTGGGGCCGACTGTGCGCTTGCGGGCTATGACCAGCAGCGACTGGTGAGTAATGCGGGCTGTGGAATCGGCAGTGAGCGCTACAAGAGCGGATTGATGGGTGACCCTGGCGGCCATTACGCGACGGCCACCTTGCAGCCGATTTCAAGGGCGTTTACGTCGGTTTCTGCCATTCCACCAAGATTGTCCATGAACCGTTCGTAGCCGCTGGAAAGACTGTGGGTGGAAAGGTCAGTATCGGTGGACCCATCCCGCCTGAACGTGGTAATTTGCGTCGTTGCCGTGTCTGTTTTTTTCGCGATGGTATCAACGGTCACCGCCTTGGCCGAAAACCCACTGAGGGCAGGCACGTCTTCATAGTTTTGCGAGTCTTTCGCGCCCACGACCCCGGATTCGTTGTAGGTCGTGTCACCGTCGACGTCGGCCTCATCCACATTCTGCCAGTTTTGATCGCCGCTTGAACTTGTAAAGCCGGCATAATTCCCCTGCCCGTTCGGAAGCCTGCGAAGCATCCGGTGCTCGTCCGATAAAAAGCCAGTAAATCCGTCCGCCCCGGTTTCGTCATGAAGGATTAGGTTCGTCATCCTCATTTTCCGGTAGAAATATAGCCCGCCGATACTGGCATCGGCTGCCGCCTGGGTATCAATGCCGGTGGCTGACATAACCGTCTTGTTGTTGATGCGGACTTCGTATCCCCCTGCGATGTTGTCGATAACGATTTTTACGGCAACCCAGGCGTACACGCCGCTGGTGTACCCCAATGCATCGAAATCGATCGTCAGAGTGTATTGACCTGTCCCTCCGTCCGATAACGGCAAAATTCGTATCCATCTCCCCACCCCCATCATCTGGTGGAAATGAAGAAATATGGTATTATTGGCAGGCCAATTCGCCGATAATATCCTTGCCTTATTATTCGTTGTCGCCCCACCGCCATCATAAAGAACGGTTTCTCCGTATGGCCCCGCACCAGCGGCATAATAGGTAAAATACCGATCTGAAGTGAAATAGTCTATCGGCAAGCCGAAGTCTATGGCATCCAGAAACGCCATCAGGATATCACCCTCTCCCCCGTCAACCCCCTCTCAGACCGTCGGACGACGACATCTTCCACTATGCGCTCCAGGTTGCGGCCGTCGAGGGTGACGTTGATATTGAATGTTTCTCCTCGGCGGGCGATGGCCACAAGCTCGCCGAGAAGCTGCTCGATGTTGGCTGTGGATCCTGTAAGCGATGCGCCGGCGTCAGCATCGTCCAGTGAATCGAGCGTGGAATGCCTGCCTGGCCGTCCGGTAACGGTGTCGCCATACATGAAACCGTCCCACATTTTGCTGGTGCCGGGCGGCAAAAGGTTGGATCTCTCAAGGTCGAAAGATGAAGAAGGTTCGGCCTCCCTGTCTGGCGCCATGGCTTCAGGGATCTTTCCCTTGTTGATGTCGTCGAAGGCCTTCATGCCTTTTTTCGATAAAACACCTTCACCGAACTGGACCGGGGCGAACCCGTCTTCGCCGTGGGGGACCATCAGGCGCGTCACAATGCCGCCCATCGCAAGGCCGCCTTTTTCGCCAGCCATGCCGCCGGCATCATCTCCAAACCCGCCGCCGGTGTCGCCCAGGCCCATCCCGCCGCTATCGCTTGCGCCGCCGAGGCCTGAGCCTGCCGTATTGCCCCCTCCCATAGACCCTGGGTTCGATGCGCCACCGAATCCGGCGGAAGCGCCCCCGCCAGCGGTGCCAGATGGGCCTATCCCCCCAAGGCTACCGTAGCCGCCGTAGCCGCCTGAGCCAAAGCCGGATAAGCCTTGTGAGTCAAAACCTGCTGCGCTCGCCGTTGCTGCGGTAGAGCTTAAAGTGGATTTGTGTGCATACCCTTGGATGTGGCCAAGTATATTACCAATAAATCCACCATATTTTGCTGACGCAGCGTCCACAAAGCCTTGCTCTATCGCGTCCAGCATTTCCTCTTTTTCTCTCATGTCCAGCATATCCGCTAGAGCGGTGCCGATGTAGCCGCCGGCAAAACTTCCCATCATAGAACCAGCCGGTCCCATAGCCATGCCCATAAGACCGCCGAATATAGTTGATCCTATTTTCCCATATTTCCCGCTAATCCCCATGACGCTTGACAGACCCGATGTGACGGCCGACAGCCCCAAACTGGGCAGCCCTGCCGACAATGTTGCACCGATAGAAAGCTCTTGGCCTGTCACTGCGTTCGCCACCGACATGGCTGCTATTTTCCCAAACCCTGTTTTGGCGCCGTCCAACATGCCCATACCGAAAGCGTCGAGAGACTCGCCAGTACCTCCGCCCGAAAACCCACCCCCCGCAGCATTCCCCCCACCGGCCCCCATCGTTTCGAGCTGGATGCCGGTCCCGAGCAAGGACCCCATATAGGCATCCTGGGCAACCATTTTCGCAAGCTCGTCAAAGTCATCGATGCCGTATTCAGCGGCTGCGGCCCGGATGATCTCGGACTGCGCTTTCGGAATGACCATCTCGCCGCTCTGTAAAACGGCCGGTATCTCGTCGGGTTTCAGTGAGCTGCTGTCGGAGACATCCCACGCCCCTTCATGGAAAAATGAGCCCACAAGCCCCCCGATCATCGACATGCCTTCTGCGACGGCCCACTCTACGGCCATTTCGGCCACAGTGTTGGCCAGCTTGTCCAGCATCGAATCCCACAGGGACTCCCACGCATCGCCAAGATCGTCGAACTGGCCCTTGGCCAGGCTCACCAGGTTGTCTGCCAGGGCGTCGGAAGCGCCCCTGGAGAACTCGCGGGCCAGGTCCTCGCCCTCCATGGCCCAGGTGCGCTGGCGTTCTGTGATCTCCTGAAAACCGAGCAGCATCCCCTGAAAAAAATCATCCGAGGCCCGGACCTGCTCTCGGTAGGATTCTCTCAGCGCCCGTTCCCGGTCCTCGTCGAGGTCTTCCAGCTCGCTGTCGAGCCATTTTCTGGCCATCAACTTGTCGCCGGTGGCGTCCTCGAAAATCCTGGCCTGGGCTTCGATCTGTGCCCGCTCGAAATCGTAGTATCCTTCAGCCTCGTGGCCCAAATCCCGGTACATCTGGCTGTAGGCCGACTCGGTCTCTCTGGCGGCCCGCTCGGCGGCGGCCACCTCTTTTTCTCTCTGGCGTTCCCGCTCCTTGGCCAGATCCTCGTCCAGCTTCGAGACCGCATCGATGTACCACTCGTGAGCCATCGCCTTGTCGCCGGTGGCCGCCTCGAATTCGTCGCGCTGCTCCTTTATTTGGGCCAGCTCCCAGTCGTAATATCCGGCGGCGCTGCTGCCCATATCGCGGAACATCCGGTCGTATGCCCGCTGCGCCTCGTCCAGGGCCCGGGAAAGATCCTTTTTCGATCCGCCCACGGTGCCCTTCATCTCCATGACGGTTTCCCAACTTCCGCCGGTGAGCCGCTTGAATTTTTCTGCGGTGACCGTCAATTCCGCCATTTTTTCGGAGAAGGGTTTTTTCGAGCTGCCGGTGGCGGTCACATCCACCGTCATCTCGGTTTTTTCGGCCGCCGCTTCCTGAAGACCTTCCAGCTCCTTGGTAAGCCGGCCGATTTCTTGGCCCACCTTTTCGATTTCGCCAGGATCTGCCCCCACGAAATTTAAATGCGCGGTTCGATCCTGGAGGTCCCGGATTTCGTTTTTCAGATCGAGAATTCGGTTTCGGGTTTCCAGTGTTCCGTTGGCGATGGCGTCTAAGGTATTTTCAAGGGTGGCGCCGCGCTTGGTGAAGTCGGACATGCTGACATGGGCCGTCGAAAGGGCACCAGCCATTTGGGATATCTGTGCGGCGGCGTTGACCACCTTGGCCGTGCCGGACGCAAACTTTCCAATGACCGTAATAATACCCTCAATAGCCATCTGGAGGTTGCCGACAAACTCGATGATTTCGGTTTTGTGCTCCCGGAAAAACTGGGTGGCCGACTGGGTCGAATCCTTGACGGTGTCTTTGTACTCCTCGAAGATGTCGAGCTTTATACCCTCGATGACGGACTGAAATTCCTTGAAGGCCGCGTTGGTCGTGTCGCGCATCGTCCCCGCCATCTTGGCCGCTTCGCCCTCGTTGCTGCGCAGCGCCGCCTCCAGATCGTCCAATCCCTTGACGTTTTCTTTCAGCACGATGGCGGCCGTGGACGCCTCCAGGCCGAACTCCTCGGTCATCTCCTTGAGGCCCCACCCGGCGTCGGCTGCGGCCCGCATGACATCTTGTAGCGTGGCGGTTTTCGGGTTCAGGTCGGCGCCGGTGGTGTCGGCCAGGGTCCTGGCCGCCTGTTCGGTCTTATTGAGGATGGACCGCAGAGCCGTGCCGGCCTCGCTGCCTTTGATGCCCGCATTGGCCAGAATGCCGATTTGGGCCGCGGTGTCTTCGATATCCTGGCCGGCAGCCTTGGCCACGGGGCCGACATATTTGAGGGACTCGCCCATCTTTGGGATGTCGGTATTCGCCCGAGTAATCGTCCCAATGAGCGCATCGTTGAATCGGCCGGTTTGGTCAGCCGCCATTCCGAAGGCCGTCATCTGGTCGGTCACGATGTCGGCGGCCGTCCCCAGCGCCACGGAACCCGCGGTGGCCAGATCCAGCAGGCCGGGCAGCGCCGCGATGGACTGCTGCGTGTCCCATCCCGCCATGCCCATCAGCCGGATGGCCTCCGCGGAGGTGGAAGCGCTGTGCTCGGTGGTCTCGCCCATCTTTTTGGCGGCGGCTTCGAGTGCAGCCAGGCTGGCGGCGCCCTGGGCGGTGTCTTTGTCGAGGCGCATCACGGCCCCGACGTTGATCATCTGCTGCTCGAAATCGGCGCCCGCCCGGATGGTGCTTTCCACCGCCGATTTTAGCAGGCCGATGGACACCGCGCCCGCGGCGAACCCCGCGGCGGTTTTGAGGGCGTTGGAGAACGCGGCATCCATTTTATTGACGGACGCTTTGGCGTTCTTCGCCGACTTCTCCACCGTATCCCCGAACTTGCGGATGGTGGGCGAGCCCTGGTCATCGACATCGATGACGAATTTTAGTTTATCGTTGGCCATTCGCTCTTACCAGCCAGCTATCGCCACGCGCTTCCATGTGTCCGTCGCCGTGCAGACGTACAGATAACTCGCGTCCCACCGAATGTCGCCGGCCGTGCCGGCATCCGTGGCCGATGAGGGCGGTGTGCCTCCGATGCCGACATCGGACTGGGCCACGGCGTGGGGGTTGGTCCCCGTCGCCGCCGCGTGGGCCTTGGCGGTGGCCAGGTCGCTATCGTCGTTTCCTTCGTATTTTCTCTGACTCATGCCGCTTTATTTCCTCCAGTGCCGCCCGAAGTTCGCCGAGATCGTGCCACTCCCGCTCGGTTAAGTCTGCCCCGCGTAGCGGATATCCGGCTCGCTGGAGGCTGTAAACGCGCAACAGTTCGCTGGTGTATCCTGCCAGATCCTCGGCTCGCTTTTTCGGGCACCTTTCGCAGCTCCAACCGATGAGGGCCTCGCCGACTTCGGCGAGACACTGGGCGCGGTCTTTCGGGGCGCAAAGGCCCCGGCCGATGGCCTCCAGGTCATTTAGGAGGCGCTCCCGTTTTTTTCCGCGTCCGCCTCCGCCTCTTCGTAGAGGGTGACGGCCTGGTTCATGCAGAACTGGCGCAGGCCGTGGAGATGGTCGAGGATGAGCTTGACGTTTTCCGGCGTCGCCGGGATCGGCTGGTCGTCGGCGCCGACGATGCCCTCCCAATCCTCGACGATGTGGTCCCGAAGGAGGTTCTCCAGCTTCTCAGCGTCGATGCGGTCCACGCCGTTTTTCCGGTAGGTCGCCTTGCGCTCCAGCTCGGAGCGCTTCGAAGCGCTCAGGGGGCGGATGAGAACGCGCACCCCCGGCTGGTATTCCCGCCATTGGCTTTCGCCGATGTGTCCGATGTCGATTTTCAGCATGTGGCTCCTCTTATATTTCGATTTTTAGCGCCGCCAGATCTTCGATCGTGGCGCATTCATCAATCTGGGCGATCATTGCCGCCTCTTGGTCGTAACATGTCTGAATGTGCGCCTGTACGGTAAGCGCCATCTCTATGGCCTGGGCGTTGGTTACGCTCAAAAAGCCCTCCGGGGTCTTCCAGCCGGACGGATCCGTCCGAACGCCATCCTTCGCAGCAACATAGGCCGCTATAATTTTCGCCTGACTCTCCCGGTCGGTATGGATCGCGTGGCCGTTCCATACCGCACCGCCGGTTTCCTTGGCCCACCGTTTTCCCGCCGCGACATCTTTCAGCAGCGCCTTGATACCGCCGATGCTTCGATCCGTCACAACGTCATATTCGCGTTGCTCGAATTTGTATTGTGTCTCGACGACACCCTCTTCCGTCTCGACCTCGACCGGCTCGATGTTGTACCGAAAAACAACTCGCCCGTTCCGGCTTCCGAACATTGCCGGGGCGTCTTTTGAATACCCTATTGTTTCACCCATGACCCATCACCTATTACCTATTACCTGCTTTAAACGCACCTGCATTCGCGCCATTATTCGCGTTACCGCCGAGCAGGAATACCTGCCAACTTAGCCATGACCCCAATTTTTCCGCGCGCGTGCTGCGCTAAAAGCAGAGCCGCCCGCCGAGACCCCCAAACGCAAGCGACGACCCGGAACTCGAAGCAACGCAGAACGGACCCGCAAGCGCGCCATCAGACGCGCGACCGCCGAGCAGGACCACCCGCCAACCAATATCCGGGTCGTTGTCGAAATCGGTGTGATAATAATCTGCCAGGTAACTTGCCGATGTGCCGCCGACGCCTGCCGGATACATTGTCCGGGCGTCCGGAATCATAGACACGCCATACCCGTCCGTCTCAGCCGCCAACCCCACCGCCGCATAATTGACATCCGTGTCGTCGGCGAAATCGGTCGGGTTCTGGCAGAGATACACTCGACTGCCTTCAGCGGTAGAATTGTGAACATTCAGGCCGTCCACAAACTTCCAGATGTGGCCATACCAATTCTCGACGCCTCTATACGACATATAATCCCCGGCGTCGCCACCCGCCGTGGTCTTGTTGGCCGTAGCGTCGCCAGCGGCGTTGCTATTGCCGGTCGTACTCGGAGGCGAGCCGGGCCAACTCGCATACGCCGTATTTCCATCTCCGATCATGGCCTGGGCATTCAGATCGGCGTACTCGATCAGATAAAGCAAACTAACGAGATGGTGAAGGGTCGCATCCCACTGATGCCACCCGCTCCCCCGCGCCTCTGCCGCCGTGCGAAAATTCGCGCGTGTCTGGCTGACGGTCGGCGTAACGCCCGACACGCTGCACAGTTTCCCGCCGTTTATATAGCCTTCGTAGCTGCCTATGAGGCGGTAATCAACCTCAACCCCGTTTTTCAAAAAGGCGGGATGAAGGGAAAACCCATTTCCGCCGACAGGCGCGACTTCCCAATGGTGGACGCCGGCGTTATATGAGTAGCGATAGTATCTCTTGGTGAATTGCGTGCAGACCTGCCCATCTGTCCCGTCTAATACCGACGGCGTAACGCCGTCTTCCTTTAGCGCACGGGTAGTTGGGTCGAGATAATATACGACGACCCCGGCGTCGTCCGCCACGCATTGGCGGATCTGTGCGTGGAGCGGCAGGGCCAGGTTCCCCGGGCTGGCCGACACCGGATACGCCGCCAGCGCTCCGGTGCGGGTGTAGGTGTCGGTGGCTTCGTCCCATTTTACCCCGTAGATCTGGTCCGGTGTGGGGCCGCCGCCGCTGCTCCGCTTGCGCGGTGGGATTATCAGCGGCTTCGCGGCCTCGCGGCCAATGATCGGGTAGCTTACGGAAATAACGGCCGGCGTGGTCATTGCGCCATCTCCGCAATGACAGCCGATCCCGCCCCGGAAAACACCAAGTGAATATCGCTCACCTTGCCCTCGGTCATGATGTCAAGGGGGCAATCGTCGGCAGCCAGGGCCGGAACCATTTCGTGGGCGGCCACGAACACAGATGCGGTGTGGATACGGACAGAGGCCGTGATTCCGTCATCCAACGAAATTATCCTCAAGCGTTCTGTGGCGGCGGCGATCGACTGGGCCTTCGTTTCCGCGCCGGCGGCCGTAATCGTTTTAGGGCCGGCGAGGTACGGGGTCCATAGCGGGGCGTCGGCCACCTTGACCACATCTGTGATGTTGATCCAACGGTAGGTTTCGAATGTCTGGCCTGGTTTGGCCTGCATCCAGGCGCCCGAGGTCGTCTCGTAGGTGATGGGGCCGCTGGTGTTATTGGTGTATTTTGGCATCTACTGCCCCTCCTCTTCCTCCGGCGCTTCCGCCGGCGCATCCACCGTGTCGTGATGGGCCGGCATGCGGCGGCCGGCGGCGGTCATGGTTCGGTTGTAGCGGGCGATGGCGCTTTCGGAGTCGCCGAAGGCGTCGGATCGCTCCGACAGGGCCGCGGCCCGCTCTTTCTCCACCACGATCCGCTTGCCGGTCTTCAGCCGGTCGGCCCGGCGCTTCAAGCGGTCGTCGGGCTCACGGCCGTATTCGATGGCCGTGGAGATCAGATGCTGGACGACATCCAGGGCCCGGTCAAATGTCGCGATAATTTTAGCCCACTTACGCAGCATAGGTGGCCACCGCGTTCTCGACCTGGACGATGACGCTGCCGTAGGTCGTGTCTTCGAGCACCCGGTACTCCAGGGACTCCATGTTTTTTTGGCCGTCCACGGACCGGGTCAGGTTCATGGTGGCGATTTTGGGGAAGATGAACCAGACGGTGTAATAACGCCCGGTCTCGTATTGCGCGCCCACCGCCTTGATGCTGAGGCCGAAATGCTCATCGTTTTTTAGCCGGTAGCGGGCAATGGCGTCCCGCAGCTCGCGGGAAAGGGTGACGGTCTGTTCGCGGCGGTCGCGGAAGTACCGGCCGGCGTAGTCGTCGGCCTCGCCCACGCAGAATTCGAGGTTGCCGTTGTTGTTGAGCGAATACTCGACGCTGCCCACCTCGCAGCGCATGGTCCTGCCGCCCTGGAACGCGGCGCCGTCCCACTTCCCGCCCCAGTTGATGGTCAGGTCCGAGACCAACAGCGGCGTCTCGTAGTTCTGGCTGATGGAATCCACCAACCCTTTCCACGCCTCGCCGCTTTCATCGGCCCGGTAAAGGATTTTGTAATCGATGCTGGACAGCCCGTCGCCGCCCGGGCCGTCGATGGTCAACACCGCCGGGGTGGCGTCGGATACCGCCGAAACGGTCATTTCCTCCCAAACGCCGGTGGAGGTTTCGGCCCGCACCTGGTGGATGCTGTCCAGCCGGTCGGCGGCCGTGGTCCCGTGAACGCCGTTGGCGGCCAGGGTCAGCTCCGTCACATCGTTGAGGGCGTTGACGGTCTCCTCGACGATATTTTCCGCCGTCTTGCCGGTCAGCAGCATGTCGGCGGAAATCTGGGCGAAGGCGTCTTTCTGGAAGCTGGCGTTGACGCTGTTGATGAAGCCGGAATTGAAAAGGATCTTCTCCACCTCGCCGAACTTCATGGCCGCGGAAAAGCTCGGGTTGGACCGCCGCACGTCCAGGTCGCCGTCGATGGGCGTGATGGTGTGGTTGTACCCGGCCGCGCCCACGCCGCTGGTGGAAACTGCCCCGAGGCCGAAGGACAGCAAAAAGGCAAAGTGCTGCGCCTGGGCGCGCGGAAAGCTGAGCGATGCCTGGGCGGTCTGGCCGCGGCTGTAAACCCGGCTGGCCTCCTCCAGGCCGGTCAGCTCGTCGTCGTTGGCCTCGCGCCGTGGCACGATGTTGATGACGGTGGACCGGTCCACCAGCAAACTGGTGTCCAGCGTCTGGGGCGTGTTTATGGCCGTCTCGGCATTTTGCGCCGAGACTATGAATTTGTTGTTGCCCACGCGATAACTTTTCATAGGTCAATTCTCCTGATGGATTTCGTACTCGTAATCGAGGACCCGCTGCACGGCCAGGCCGTTGCCCGAAGCGAACAGACGGCCGGCGGCCTCGCTGGTGCGGACCACCCGCACGATGGATGACAGCCCCAGCCGGTTGTTCCGCAGCACGCCGTGAATATCCGCGGCGATCTCCAGAATGCCCTTCCGGCTCAGGCCGTCGCCCACGATGGACGCCTCCTCCCGGAGGATCTCCTGGAATACGGCCAGCCGTACGCCGAATTTGGCGTGAATGACGTCGCCGACGCACTCCTCGAAGACCGTCTTGCCGTCCTTGACGCCGATGCAGGGCATCCGCACGCTGCTCGGGACGTAATCCACGTCCGGCGTGATGTGGATGTCGCTGTCCCGCACATAGCCGAGCGCGGCGGCGTCCCGGAGGGCGGTCTGTACGGCTTGCAGGGTCGCTTTCATTGCGGCATGGCCTCATCGAGAATATCCCACAGCTCCTTGATGTCCCGCTCGTTGACGCCCAGAATGGGCCGGGCGGGCAAACGGATCGTGGCCCCCGTGGAAATGATGGAAAATTCGGCCCCGAAGTGTTGGGCCGCGGCGTACTTGACGTTGGTGCCGATCTGCACCCGGTGCGGTCCGGCTTCGTAGGTGAACCGGTCCCGGAGGTTGCTGGATTCGGTCAGAATCTTCTTGGTCTTTTTCCGCTTCAGGGTCGCCGGCTTCAGCGGCGCCCATTTGCGGCCCCATGGATCTTCTTCCCGGTCGAACTGCTCGTCCAGCTCCGCCAGCTTGTATTCGGCCCAGTCGGACAACGGTTCTTCCAGGTCGCCCAGAACGTCCAGATACTCTTTCAGCAGGTCCTGGATAAACCGGTCCTCGACGGTCAGGTTGACGGAGATCCCTGCCACCCTACCAGCCCTCCAGGTTGTCGCGGGAGTAGACCCGCGTGGCGCTGGAAATTTGCGGGGCGTGGGTTTCGGCCGGGGTGCCGTCGGGATCGTTTTCTCCCAGGCTCACCTTGCCGGCGGCAATATCCTTGAGCATCCGGATGGCGTTGTTGTACCGCTTTTCGATCCACTCCGGAGCGCCGCGTCGCCGGGCGTACAGGTTGTAAATGGCGATGTCCACCGAACATTTCCGGATCAGCGTGGGCACGGTCGAAAAGGGCACGGTGTGCCGGGACCCGCAATACCCGTCGATCTCGGCATCGGCGTCGGCAATGGCACGGGTCACGACATCGGCGTCCACGGCCCCGAGGCTTGCGTCGTCGGTCAGCTCGATGAGAGTGCGCTCGTCGAGCTGCTCGACGATGTCGGCCTGTAGGCTGTAGGCCACGGGTTACTTGCCGCCTTTCTTGGTTTTGTCGTCGTCGGCCTTTCCGGCCGGCTTCTCGGTCGCCTTTTTATCCGGGACACGCTCCACCACCAGCATCGGCTCTGCCTCGATGGCGGCCATCTGCTCAGTGGTGAAGTGGTCGTCCGGGTAATCCACCGGCTCGGCGGGGTGTTCCACGCCGGCCCGGCGGAATTTGTCGCGTTTGCTTCGGATTCGGATCAATTTTCCCTCCGTGTATTGAGGGGCGGGCCTTCCCGCCCCTCTCTCGTCGCGGGGGCCGCCGCGGTTGCCGGATGACTCACGGGCCGCCGCCCCCTTTCGGGGTTATTGAGGATTATCAGCCGGCACCGGTGCTGCCGTAGCAGAGCTGCCAGAAGCCGTAGCCGCCGGCGGCCCGGGCTTCCGCGCCGAACTTCCACTTTTTCCGCATGAACACGTCGTCGCTCTCGGGCTCGGTCTGCTGCAC